TTGGAGCTGATCGGCTTCAATTATTTGGCCGGGTGATATACCCGCGAGTGAAATAGTATTGGCCACGCCTAAGAAATTTGTTTATAAATAGTTAATTCCGCAACAATAAACAACCTGGCGTTACTGCACCTGCTCGGTGGTAAACACTATTTTACAGATATTGTAGGTCTTTCCAGATAGCTGTGCGAGATATGCATTCAGTGAATCCGGAATCAAATAACCGTTTACAGTGAGATCAAATTCAGTTCTTACAAGTCTATCCTCACCTTGCTCGTAGACTTGGGCGTCATTAAACGTTTCAGTCTTAGCGAGAAACTGAAAAGAATCGGGGTCTCCCCAGTAAGAATTAGAAGCAAAGTTAACTGCTTCAATTAATTTGTTCATTTGTTCTACAAAGTTAGTCCACATTATAACAGTATAATTTACAGTGACATAGTCAGGAGTTACTACTACTGTATATTCTCTCTGCGGCTTTTGATTTTGTAGAACATTAAAGTTATCGTATATATTCTTTCTAGAAAAAGGCTTTTCGTAGAGCTGTACATTTTTTGCAGCATTACCGTCAATCTTATTTCCTAGAGTACGGTTTTGAACTACTGAAGATCTTTTAAAGACAAGCAGAGGAGACATGATTCTTGCAGCATTATCGCGATAATATCCATCCTTTTGAATTGATTTCCATTTTTCAGGAGATCCGTAAATGATCGGAACCAGTACCGTAGAATTGTTTTGAAATACCGTAAGCTTAAGAACGTTTGTAAAATGGTACATTATTGATAAATCAATATCCTCAAGTCCTATTGAGTATTTTTTGTCTGCTATAGGTTCAAATGCAGTCTCGTATGCTCTATTGAATTCAGGCTGTCCGGGCTTAAATGGCTCAGAAAATACGAGATTAGGATTTCCATACTGAGGATCAGCCGGAACAATGAGCTTATCCATAAACTCTCTCCTATTCTGCGGTCGTACAATCTGCGACATATTAGAGTCTCTGTTGTGTTATACCCAATCTTTCTGGTGAAGTCATATGGGTGTTAAGAATAATTGAGAAGCTACCGCCGAAGTTGTTTAATCCTGCTGAATACGAGTAATCAGGGTTCTTTCCGAGGAATAGCTGATTTTCGTTTGTATTATCTACTTCGTAGTAGAGTTCGTTATACATTATAATGTCTCCTGTTTCAGGCACTACGTTAGCTGCTTCAAGATCTGGTTTTAAAAAGCGGAAATCTACTTCTCGTCTACTATCAGGACCAAAATTATTATCAGTAACAGTTGTAAAGTCTCCTCTCACTATCAAACAGTTCAAGAGTACTGGCCCTATATACTGCTTGACGAATGCTTCACCATACATATTTGGCGGAGTTGCAGGGAGAACTACCTTATAATACCCTATTTGCTGGGTGACTACGTTATTTACAAATTCGGCTGCTACACCAAATTGCATATTTGCATCTCTGACTGTTCCAAATAATGCCATAGTTATCCTATATAAACCATCAACGGTATATTATTCAATGTATCACTCAAAGAATTGTTCTCTGACTGTTTTCTTTCAAGTTGCTTTTGTCTAGACATATCCTCAAGATCAGTCCTCAATTTTTCACGCAAAGCCACTTGCATCTCTTTACCGCGTGTGATTAAGTCGTTGTAGTTGAGTGTAGCTTCAGCACCGGGAATCAAAACAGTCTGGTATTTTCCACGTATCAAGCCTAATAATTCAGATGTTAGGGCAGCAGTATACTCCTTGATCCATTGCTTACCTGGTTGATTGATATCTGAGTAGGTAATAAGGCCGTATGGTGCTAATGCAGGATTTGCTACTAGCCCCTGATTACTACCGTATGGACTGTTTTCAGTAAGGGACATTAAGTCTGACTGGAATGCATACTGGATAGATACACACTGTCTGTAACCTCCATAGTTGCCTCCTAAAGGTACAGGTGTTATTCTCAAGTTAGTACCGATCAATTCAAAAGACCATTCAGGTAGACGTACGTCGTTTGACATTTCTAGCTCTTGAATTCTCTGAATATCCCAAAATACAGGGTAGTAAGTTACACTATTATTTCCTCCATATCCCATACCGCCATATCCGCCCCAATCGCCAGGCCATGCACCCGATCCTCCAAGCTGTGGGTAGTAGGCGCCATACCCGTACCCGTAAATAGCAGGAGGAGCTTGGTACATTATTCTCTGAATGATAATTCTATCTCCTGGATCCATGCTCTGTGATGCAACAGCCCAATCATACACGTTATAGTTTTGCTGTCCAGGTAGAAGATCTAAAGAACCGCTTTTCCAACTTACAAATCCTCCCACTCCTGCTACCTGTCCGTAGGTTTCTGCTATGTTAACCATGTTGGTTAAGTTAGGAGATACTACAGTGTTATTTAAAAGTGAAGCAGTAGGCTGTCCTTCAAGAGTTAGGTAGTTATCTTTTATCTTAAGTTGATAAAGCTCTTCAGCATAGATTGATACTGCCTCTTCAAAACATGCGTAAATGTTGAGATCGTCAAGTTCGACATCTAGTACTGGGTAGCCTAATTTTCGTGCACAGTAGTTAGCAACTTTTGGACCGTCGTTCTGATATTCCGGATCGTTATCGTAAAAGCCAAATGGTGTACTACCTGATATTGGCCCTGGTGATCCGTCGTAAATAATAGGGTTTGCCATGTTTTTTAGTCTCTATGATCGATGTAAATTTTTAAGATATCCTCTACAATCGGATCACGGTGATTAGTCTTTAATGTTACTACTTCAAAACCAGGAACACTTGTCAAGTTGTTACATATAAAATTAAAACCTGATAGTTTTTTATCTTTTAAGTCAATTTGAGCAACATCTCCACAGACAACCATTTTACTTCCTTCACATATTCTTCCAAGTATCAACTCCATTTGTCGATGCGTTATATTCTGTCCCTCATCTACTACTACACAGCAGTTTGTTAGGTTTCTACCCCTCATAAACGCCACCGGAATTACCTCAATTCTCCCTTCTATAATCTCTTTATCGATCTTCTCCTTACTGTAGAGCCTATACATGTTATCGTATATGGCTGCCGTGTAGGGAGCGAGTTTTGCGTCCTTATCTCCAGGCATAAAACCTAACTCTTCACCAGCAGTTACGGCAGGTCTTGTTAGAATAACCTTCTCGACCTGTCTAGTAAATAGTAAATCTAGGGCTGCTTGTGCGGCTACCATCGATTTACCCGATCCGGCACCTCCTCTCAGAACTGTTATCTTGTTCCTGAGAATCGTTGCTTTAGCTAATTTCTGCTCTTCATTGAGCGTAACCTGAAATTTGATAGGATTCTTGAGTTTTTTCTTTTTTGTAACTATTGAGTCAACCATGCACACTTCATTTGATATAAATAGTTAGGCTCCTTAAATAAAATCTAGAGATAGTGAGACTATAACTTATTGATATAGATACAATAAAAAACCGGCCTTACGGGGCCGGTCTTTATTTTTAAACTAGTCTAAGTTATTAGCTAGCTTGAGCTACCTGAAGGTCAGATACATATACCTTACCATAGTACTCAGGACGGATCATCTTCTTAGCGTAACGAGTCATGATACCTTTACGTGGTGTGAAGGTATTTGGATCGTACACTAGAGGTGTCATGATCAATGGTACATATGGAGCATAAACTGCACCACACTCAAGGAATTGGTTACCACGGAAGCCCATTAAGATTGTGTTCTCAGTCATGTATGGGTTTTTGTAAACCTTGTAACGACTGTTAAGAGCACCGATCTTTTGAACACCGAAGGCATACTTCATAGTGTCTGCAGCTCCGTCTGTGTCAGCAGCAAATCCTGGGATAGACTCAAGAATTGTAGCTACAGTTGGAGAACATACTAGGAAGTTAGCACCACCACGTAAAGTCAACTGATGGATCTTGTTAGATACAGCCTGAAGCTTGATACCCAAAGTTTGGAACCAAGACATTTGGTTGTAATAAGCACCAGCAGTATTGCTTACATAAGCAGTACCAGCAGCGTTGATTTGCTGGCCGATTTGAGCAGACCAGTTAGCAACTGTCTGTGCATTCTCAATCAACATGTCAAGGATTTCGAGGTCGATCTCAAGAGAGATGTACTCAGAAAGCATACCAGTCAATTCAGCTTCAGCGTCAAGACTATGGTAAGCATTCAAATCCTGCGCGAATTCAGGAGTCCACTGTGCTTTCAACTTACGAGTCTTAGCAGAGATGGTCTCAGACTTCATCTGCACGTTGATCTCAGGGATAACGATAGAGGCAGAAGCAGCTGCGTTCGGGTTAGAGAATGGAGTAGGTGTATCTTGAGGAGCATCCTCGAAGTCACCACGAGTTGCGAAGTTAGTAGACTTGTTATAGAACAATACTACACCAGGTACGGCGTTATCGGCACCAGAACCAGAAAGTGAAGTTTGTACTGTAGCAAGTGTTGAACCGCTAACAAAGAATACCAAGTTAGCACCGCTAATAACTGTGAAGTCATTGATAAGAGTGCTAGGAGAGATAGACGTATTGTTGCTACCGGAGATTTCGAAAGCACGAACTCCGTTAGTATCGATCACCAAAGAACCAGTGTTGATGCTGATTTTGATCATCTTGTTGTCTACTACAGACTGAGAGTAAGCTGTATTAAAGTTTACATCTTGGAAAGTAGCAAGAGTAGCAGTAGCTGAACCGGAAAAATAAGAAGCAGAGAATTGGTTAATTGAATAACCAAAGCGGCCCTGGCCATAAAGACCTCCGGAAGCTAAGTTACCGAATCCGCTGTTAGGAGTTTGGTTCAAAGTACCATACACGGATTGTCCTTTTTGGAACGGTGTAGGGATATTGTTACCATACTGGAAGTCTAGATAGAATACTAGACCGGCAGGAAGGTTCATTGGTTGAACACTAACGAACTCTTTAGAAGCGATTTGTCCGAAGATCTTACGAACAAGAGGTAGAGCTACACCAGCCCACTGCTCACCATTACCAGGAGTAAAGGTAGCACCGTTGGTTACACCACCACCAGTTGAAGATTGCTCGAGTACGAGTTGCTTGGCTTGGTTCTCAAGAATAACGGCCATATTTGTGCGGTCGTAATCCTTCAAACCCTCAAGAAGACCAGATTTGGCCCATTTCTTGGCAAGCTTTTGGCTAACACCCATTTGATCGTTGTATGGGTTAGCACTTTCTAAAAGGGATTGCACTAAGTTTGACATTTTTTAGAAATGTTTAGTTTTGAAAAAAATTGTTTATTTAATTCCAGCAAGCTGTTGCCATCTTGATACGAAGGCATCGGCTTCAACAATCGGACGAGCTGGAGCGCTACCGATTGGTTTTGATGCAAAACCTACAGACTCTTTAAGTGATGATTTTTTAGTATCAGCACTGATAGATTCAAGTAAGGTTTTGTAAGTGTTCTCAACCTCTTTAACAGATGTTGCTCTGTCAAATGCGTTGATAACTTTTGTTTTTTGTGATTCAGAAAGGTTCTTTGCCTTGAAAATTTTGTTAACGTAAAGAAGTTTTGCGCTAAACAAATTGATTTCGTTCAACTCGGTCTTCAGAGCCTTGATAGTCTTAACGGCTTCGTTAAGTTCTTTCTTCATCTCTTCTACTTTGTAAACGTCTCCGGCTTTGGAATCGATCTGACCGCCAGGAATTTCTCCAGCAGCAGCTCCTTCTTCAACCTTCTCTTCTTTTTCAAGTTCGGCAAGAATTTCATCAAGAGAAATTTCTTCTTCTCCTGCTTCGATTTCTTCACCACCGCCTAAATCGGCTGCAAGATCAGTACCGCCATCTAGTGGGGCTTCAGGAGCCATTCCACCGCCCTGTAATTGCATGAATACATCACGAATGATGTCTTTCAATTCTCCTACAGTGATGTCAACTACTTCTTGCTCTTCACCACCTTCAGCTGCTTCGACGTCTTTAGTCAGGTCCTCACCAGCCTCTTCGGCTCCGTGATCTTCCTTTTCTTTTTCATCATCTTCTTCAGCTTCGTGAATGGAGCTTTTTGCCTTTTCAGGATACCCGGTACCGCCTTTAGAGGTATGGGCTTTTTCATCGTAACCAGTTTTCTTTTTTTCAGTAGCGCTACCAGTGTAGCCGTCTCCTTTAACATGAGCATCCTCTTCTAGATCAGCCTCTTCTTCTACTTTCTCTTCAGAAAGGGCGTCTAGCTCGGCTAGGATCTCATCTAGTGTAGACTCTTCCATTTCGGTAGCTTCTTTATGCATTTCATCTTTTTTATGATGCATTGCAGCTTCCTCCATTTCAGTAGCCTCTTCCATGGTATCGTCCTCTTCTTTAGTGAGTTCCTTTTCCATGGTCTCCTTGATAAAAGGCTCAAAATGTTCAGCGAGAGTAGTTCTGGCGGCAGCCATTGCAGTCTCACGAACAGCCTTTGCGTCAAGGATTGCTTGCTTAAACAATTCTTGATTTTCCATCTTAAATTTGTTTCGGGGATTGCTAATTAGAGTGTAGCAATATAAGGGTGTATAGAATACAAAATGCCATATTAGGATGGCATACTATCATAAATATCCCTGCCTGTACGGAAAACCTTGATTCTTAGTAAAAAAGTTTTTTACTTAATGCAACACACACCGCTTTGGGTGCAAATAATATCAGAAATAAGTTTATTTATACTACTTTTTCTACCTTCTCCGCCATTTGGGTCGTAAGATTCGTTTAATCCTCCAACCGGTCTTACGTAAGCACCGTACGTAGATGGAGTTGATACAAAGTCCCAGCAGATTAATTCTAAGTCATCTTCTACCTGAACAAGGCCTTCACCAATTGGTGTTACCGATCCCAT